GTCGTTCCTTGGACATGGAGATAGCCGGACAAGGTCAGATTCACGCTCGAACTGCTCGACTGACCGACGACGAGCCAATACGTGCCGAGGCATTCGAGGTCGACGTACTGGCCGTTGCCGGTCAGGGTGAGCGATGAGACGCCGCCCCCCGCCGCCCCCGAATAGATGGTGTCGCTGCCCTGCGTCTGGATCGTGTGCGGGTTGCCGTTTTCCGCGATGAACCGGGTCGACGAGACGTTGCCGCCGTTGAGGGTCTGGCAAATATGCAGGTTCGTCACGAGCGTCTCGGCGCCGCCCAGCACGGCCGGGACGAATGTGATGGGTGAGCCGACCGGCGCGGGCCGCGTCGTGCCGGAACTGGTCGAATTGGTGAAGTTGGCGCAGCCGCCGCTGATGCTCGTAACCGTCGAGCCGCTCGGGACGGTGTAGCTCTGGACGTACATCCCGGCCACGATGCCCGCCGTGCTGACCGGGCAGATCTTCATATCGCCGAGATTGCCCGCGGTTCCGACAGTCGTCACAATCTGGCTGGCGCTGGCGTTGTAGGAGGAGATCGTCGCGCCGTCGTCGCGCGAATCGGTGAAATAGGTCTGGGTGTAGGGCGCCTCGTAGAAACTCTGCGAGCCCTGCGCGCCGATCGTGAAGCCGGTGAGACCGCCAGGGGGCGACAAAACCCACCCCGCGCTGCCGAAGAACGTCAGAGCGTCGAGGCGGTTCGAGAAAATCGTATTGTTGACGCTGAATGCCCCGGTTTCCGAGCCCGTCGAGGCGAAAGTCCCCGTGTGGGTCAGGTGCGTAGCCTGCGATACCTCAAGGAAAATGTTGGCGACGGACGAAGCGATCATCAATTCGCTGGCGACGGTCGCGGACGCGCTGAGCAGATAGGTCCCGCTGCGCCACGGGACGCAGCCCGGAGCCGAGATGGAGCAATTGCCGACACCAGTAAGTTGCGCGACGATCGTAATCCCCGGCGTCGTCAGGTTCCCGGTCGAATCGGCGATGTGCTGTCCGACGCGGAACGCGCCGTTCGACACAAGGCCGTCCGGGACCGTCAGCACGTTGCCGCTGATCGAGCCTGTGAACTGGACAAACGTGTTGTTGACGACGGCATAGGCCCCGAGATTGCGCAGCGCGGTCGAAGCATTGATCGCCAGCGCTAATTTCGCGCTCGCGGTTTGGAGCGTATCGCTCGCGGTCGTCGTCGTCGCGGCCGAAAGGCTCAGCGTCGTGTCGGTATAGGTGAGCGTGTGGCCGCTCGCGAACGTCCCGCCGAGCGTCAGGAGGTTGGGCGGCGAAACTGCGATGGCGACGAAGCAGGCCGCGTAGAGCGGTGAGATTATCGAGTTGTCGAATACCGACGACGTGATTCCGAAGCAATTGGTCGACGCCTCCAAATCCTCGACCTTGCCGAAGCTGTTCGAGGTGTTGTTGCCGGTGAACCCGGTGACGCCGTAGCCGATCGGATCGGAGATCTGGATAGCGCTGGCGCCGAGCGTCATCGTCAGATTGGCGCACGCACCGATCGCGTAAGCGCATTCCCCGGCCCCGCCGCTGACGTTGCGATAGTCCGAGCCCGTGCTGGTGGCGACGATATCGATCCCGGCCGCGACGCCGTGGGAATTGATCCCGCCGCCGCCCTGGACGTCGCCCACGGTCTTGCCATAGGCGTTTGAGGTCGGGAAAGTGAATTGGATGCAGCCACCTTGCGGCGTGTTGTTGCCGTTGGCGCAAATGAGATCGCCGACTCCGTTCGGCAGCCCCTGCGTTACGTCCGAAAGGTTGCTCCATCCGACGAGAACCAGGAAATCCGGCGGGCCGGGAGAAGCGCGAACCTGCCACGCGCCGGTGACGGTCGGCCCGGCGCAGTTGGTGCTGTCGATAGTCGGAAACCATTGGCCGCAACTGAACTGAATCGCGGGGTCGGTCGTGTTGCCGCTGGCGACGATATAGGTTCCGTCAGTGTGAATGTTCGCCGTGCCGCTGTTGGTCCAATCGAAGAACAGTTCTTCGTTGACGGCGAACACCCCGGGCGACATCCACCAATCGACGCCGAGCCGCTTCGCCGCATACCACCACGACACGAAGCCTTGCCAATTGTCCGACGCCGCCTGGCTCACGCCGAACATGAGCGGAGTGAGAGTGGTTGCCCCGGTGTCGACGAGCCAACAGCCGCCGTTGATCGAGGTCACTTCCGAGCCGCCGTCGCCGCCGACCGCGATCGTGACCGCGCCACCGCCGCTCCCGCCGCCGCCGAGGAAGCCGACGGTCGGAGGCGACGCGGCGGTGTAGCCCGTCCCTTCATTCGTGATGACGATTTCCGCCAACTGGCCTGCGTTGTTGATGTCCGCGTAGCCGGCCGCGCCGGTTCCGGAGCCGCCCGAGAATGTGAGCAGCGGCGGATAGGCGTAATTGCCCTTGGTAGCGATGGTCGGAACGAGAATGTTGCACGGCGAGAGCGAGCCGTAATAGTTCGCCGCGCCGCCGTCGCCCGGGGCCGCGTAGCCCTGCCGCTGCGCGTAGCTGACGGCGGCGGTCGGGAGCGCCAAGAGCGCGGTATTGTTGGCCGCGACGCTGACGCCGCCGACGGCGGTCTGGATCGCGCCGAAAAGCGCGCGGACTTGGGGCTTCTGGACATCCCAATTAGGCGATCCGTTCAATAAGGCCGAGCCAGCGCAAGGGTTGAAGAGCCCCGTGGTCACGCAATCGCGGAATATGATCGCCGCGTCCGTGCCGATCGTCGATGGCAGATAGGCCTGCGCCTCGGCCGCGAGCGGGGCGAGCGCGAGCGTCAGCGCGCACTGGATCGCGAGCACGCAGGAGAGCAGCCGCGCGGATGCGCGTTTTGCGGTGGGCTTGGACATGATGGACGGGGTCCTAGTAGCCGGTCACGACGACCGTGGCGGCGCGCACGACCGGCGAGCCGCCGTTGGTGATTTCGAACACGCATTGGCTCAGCGTGATCGAGGAAATGTTGAGCACGTCGCCGGCGGTGAGCGGCGTCCAGGTGATGCTGACGAAAGGCGTCGGCGAGCCGCCGGGCCCGGAGAGGAACGGCGTCGTGAACACCTGCGTCGTCGGGCCGGACGTCGTCGTATTGACGTTGTAAGTGTCGGTCCGTGGGGCTTTCGAGCCTACGATGACGAACGGATAGGCGGTGCAATCGGCCAAATCCTGCAAGCCCTGGCCGTAGATGTTGAAGCCCTGGAATTTGATGTTGATCGTCGTGCCGACCTGACCGGCGGAATAGGGATAGGCAAAGATCGAGGAATCGAGCCGCGCGAACTGCGCGCCGATCGCGTGGCTGCCGATCGGCGAGCCGTAGGCGCCGCGCACCATCGGGGCGAGATCGTAATTGTACGCCGTGGTCAGGGTCGCGTTTTCGTAGGCGATCAACTCGCCGTCGCAATAGCAGAGCGTCGTCAGCGCGAGCATGTCCGCGGACGTGCCCGAAGCCAGCGCCGCCTGGCTTTCAGTCAGATTCACGGCGAGGGTATTGGTGTTATCGACGGTCAGCCCGGACGGGTTTGCCGTCACCGAGGGTAGGATCGCCGTCAGCACGCCCTGCCGCGCCGGGGCGTTGATCGTGCCGACCTGGGCCGGATAGGTCGCGCCGCCGTCGGTCGAAATCCAAACATTGCAGCCGCCCCAGAGCGCGGGGTTCTCTCCGGAGACCGCCGCCCAGACTTCGCCGCTCGCAAGCGTCGCCGGCGGGGCGAAGATCACCGGCGGATTGATCGGTCCCGGATCCTCGAGATAGTTCGCCGCCGCGCCGAGCGGGGCCTGGTTGGTAAATGCGACCGGGCCGATCGTCTGCGGCACGTCCTCGGCCGTCATCGTCAGCGACCGGTCCTCGTTCTCCTGAATTTCGACGATCCGGACCAGCTTGCCGTTCAGCCCTTGCGCCGGCTCGGTGAGCGAGACGGCGTCGAAGATTTCGAGCAGCGCGTACATCGCCCCGAGGGTGAACTGGTATTGCGCGAGGATGCGCTCGCGCTGCAATTGCAGGAACGCCGATTGCATCGCGGCGGCGTCGAGACACCAGAAATGATGCGAGCGGAGATCGCTCGGCACTACCCAGCCGGAATTCCCCTCGATCGCCGCGTCGTCGCGCGCGAAGATCGGCAGCGGATTATAGAGATAGCCCCGCGGCAGGTATTCGAGCTCGAGCATGTTGACCGCTTGCGACGGGTTCTTCCGCGCGATGACGATCGTCGTGTCTTCCGAGCTGGCCTGCCCGAGGCTCCCCTGGTTTTTCTGGAAATCGGCGCTCGTCAGCGCGTAGACCGGCGCGATCGCCGGCGTGAAGACCGCCAGGTTGCCGCTGCCGGGCAGGTCGGCGTAAATGCCGATCGTCAGTTGCCCGCTCGACCATTTGAAGTCGGCCGCGGTCGCCTTCATCACGTCTTCGAGGTGCGATTGCGCCGCGACCTGATCGGTCAGGAGCGGCGACATATAGAGGCCGTAGGCCTGGCAATAGGTCGCGTAGGCCGAGAGATCGCCGAGCAATGCGGGCGGGAAGCCCTGAACGCCCCAATCGGCATTGGTCAGGAACGGCGTGATCCAGTCGACCGGGTTGACGTCGAACGTCGCTGAGCCGGCGCTGGTGTTGATCGCCCAGATTTTCTCGATCGAGAGGTTCGGAAACGCCGGGGATTGGCCGAGCGCGACGTTGTCGAACCCGATCACGTCCTGCCCGGGATAGCTCAGCGCCTCCGCGGGAAAGCTGTCGGTCAGCACGCTCCAAATCTGGCCCGGGTAGGTCCCTGGAATATAGGTCGCCGGATACCTATTGCCGATCACGACCGTGAACCCGAGCAGGGCGAGCTCGTCGATGATCGCCTGCGGCGGGTAGACCAGGAAATCTACGCTGTTGCCATTATAGATGGCCGTGACGCCATTCTCCGGCATCGGCCCCTCGCCGAGCGAGAGCATCACAGTGACGTTATAGTCGTGGGCGCCGTCGCCCTTGCCGAACACCGCCCCGACCGCGCCGCCCTTGCCGCCGGGCGTCTTGGCGTCGAGGACCGTGAAGCCAACCCAGCAGATCATGTTGTACGAGGCGCGGTTTTGGCCCGCGCCGATCGGGACCGGGCGGCCGAGGATCGAGGTCTGGACGCGCAGCGTCGCGGAGACGGGCTGCGTGTTGGACTGGTTGTTCGAGCCCTTGAAGAAGCCGCCCACTCAGCGGCCCCAGAAACTGAACGCGCGCATCGCTTTGCCGCGCAACAACCCGTCGCTCGGGCCGGAAATCCGCACGCAGCCGCTCGGCTTGAACGCGTGGATGATCGACTTCGGCCAGTCGACCACGATCGCGGCGTGAGCGAACACGCGGCCGACGCGGTAGAGCACGAGATCGGCCGGCTGCAGACGGTCGGCCGCGATCTCGTGCGCGACGCGCTCGACATAGCCGAGGAACAATTCCTGGTCGCGGTGCAGCATGTGTTGCGGCGAGTATGGCGCGATCTGCATGACGGGCAGGACGCCGGCCAGATGGTAGACGGCCGCGACGAAATACGCGCAGTCGGTTCCGACGCCCTTGATTGCCGCGCCGCCGTGGAAGGGCGGGTTGTGGAATGGCGTGCCGCGCCAGGTCAGCGCCTCGGCGACGACGGCGGCGCGTTGCTCTTGCTCGGTCGGCACGCTAGCCAAGACTGATCTCTGGAACTGGCGTAAATGGTTCTCCCCGGAAGTTCGGCAAATTGCCGAAACTCGTGCACGCCGCCATCGTGCGCGGACATCCTGCCGACACGCTGAACGCATCGCCGGCCGCGATCGGGTACGGAAACGGGGTCAGCAGCCCGAAGGTCACGCCGCCGTCCCACGCCCGCACCACGCGCGTGAAGCCCTTGTTGAGGCCGCCCGTCATCGTCAGCTTGCCGAGCGCGTAGGTTCCCGAGCCGCCCGGCGCCGGGACGGCCGAAGCGGCGATGATCATCGCGGGCGTGCTAGCCGCCGAGGCCGCGCCCGTCTTCGTGTAGAGCGCGAGCGATACCGTGCATCGGTTGTCGCCGAAGATGTTCTTGCATTGCGCGAGGTAGAGGTTCCTCGGCATCTGCTTTTGAAACACCTGCCGATAGTCATTGATCGTCAGCACGGCGGCGGTAGTCGTGAGATCGACCTCGCCGAGATAGCCGCGGAACATGATCATGGTCCCGACCGGGACCGCGCCGCCGGGCGCCGTCGGATAGGTCGGGACGCTCGCGAAATAGGCCCGCGACACGATGCAGTCGGCGTTGTCGAGAACGCCTGCGGCGGCGGCGGCGAGCCAGGGTTGCGAGCCGATTAGGTCGACCGGCAGGATTCCGCCGCTCTGCGCGGCCGAGCGCGGCGCGATCTTGACGGTCCAGCTGTCCGCGTCGAGCCCGATCTTCCAATGCGCGGTGGCCTTGGTCTCCTTCATGTCGATCGGCACGGGCGTCCAGACGATGCCGGGGAACCAGACGTTGCCCGGGCCATAGACCGACGGCGCGGAGAATATCGCTTCGCTCGGCGCGGCGATCGGAAAATCGGCGGTCGTGTAGAGCAAGACGAGGCCGCCCGTCGTCGCGATCGTATAGAGGTCGAACGGGACGAACGCGCCCGGGAGGCCCTCGCCCTGGACGAACCGGCCGCCCTCGATCAGCGCTTTCAGGGCGGGCGAGACCTGTTTCACGAGGAACGATGGATCATGCGGCCAACGCAAGCGCCGATAGCGGCTCGCTCGAGAAGGTCAGCTTTTTTAGCGCCCAGAAGGCAGTTGCGAGATTATTGCCGCTGGCCATGAAGTTCTCGAAGTCGAGATTGTCGTCGTCGAAGCGGCAAATCCATTGATAGGTTCCGCTCCATTGCAGCGCCATGCCGGCGGCGGGCGCGGTCGTGAAAGTGACGACGCCGGCAGGCGACAGCGTGTAAGCCGAGGTCAGCGCCGCGCCGATGCTGAGATAGGCGATCGTCGCCGAGAATACCGGCTCGGTGAATCGCCCCCACGTCCGGGTGAGTTGAAAGCTCTTCGTCACGCCGTCGCCGATGCCG